AGTCATATACACCATCCCCCGTCTGTCTAAAGTACGGGTAACGGCTTGACTGTAAATCTCCCTGCTGGGTTCTTCGTCCAACCAAACTACGTCTACGCTACGGCCCTGCCATTTCTCCTGGCCCATCTCATAAGCCTTGAAAAAGAGAGAGGAGTTATTACCTGATTTGTGTTTTATAAGTGCGACAGATTTGGCATTTGGCACACCGGGCTTTCTTTCGGTCTTTACGATATATTCTCTGGGGATAGCCCCGGAGCCGAAAGCCTCTGGATCGTCCGGGGAACCTAATAATTCTGCTTGTACGATGTCTCTGGTGGTTTCGTTGGACACCCCACCTACCCAAGCTGTAATAGGACGTTTGTAAACTCTCCCTTTCCACCAGATTGGATACAATCCGGTTAAGTGAAATGACATCTCCATTGCACCACAATATGACTTGCCTATTCTGTTGGCAGCCATTAAAAGCCGTTGGTTGGCTAAATCCCCGGTTTCGTGGAATCTCTGCTGATACGGGTAAGGGTCGTACTCGTATAGCCTCTCGTACCTCTCTCTATCCTTTATAAGCCGCGCTATTTCTACTGCTTTGTTTACTTCCGCGTGGGCGAGATTCACTCTTTCCTCTTTTTCCAGTTCACTGGAGGGTGTGGTCTTCCCCCAAAATAGAGGCTAACTCTGCCTTTAGCTCATCCGTGGTCTTGTCATCGTAAGTAACGGTCTGCTCTACCTTATCCGTAGGCTTATATCCGGCCCTGTCTAACAGGTCTTTATTCGCCTGTAGCCGGACAGACTCACTTTCCGCGTTGTTCGCCAGTTCTACCAGGTTTTTAACGGACATGGCTGCATGATGATTTAGCGCATTCCTGGTAGCTTCCGCTATTTCAACAGACAATTTCTTCCGCATGATAGGCCCGTTTACCTCTGCGGTCTTTGCGGAATACCCTGCCATAATAGCTGCTCGTTTGGCATTGCCTGTCAGGACGTAATACTCCACAAACTTTTCCTGTTTTTCGGTTCTTATCATTAGGGTTTCCTTATGGAGTGTTATTTCCCCCTCCGGTTTGTGGGGAGGATATGTATTTGTTTTTATTTTTAGGGAAGGGGTCGCCCCCCCTGCGCCCGCTCGCCTTTTCGGTGCTTGCCGGGGTTAGATCCGGTGCGAATTGTCCTAACTCGCTGATATACATAGTCTTTTGTCGCCCGGTATAGGATACATAAGCCAGGATTATCCTGGAATCGGCTACCATAAGCGCAGCCCTAAGCTCTGCGGACTGTGTGTGTGCGGGTAGGGAACATTATTCGCACTACATTTCACACTATCTTTTCACACTAGCATTACCAGCTACGACACTATGGGTTACCTTCTACTGTCCTTCTATATCTATAGGGAAGTATTGGCCTTTTGACTAGATATGCCCTTATTCTTTTTCCTTCCCCGCGCCCGAAAATAATTGTAAATAGTTCTCGCATTCTAGTGTCTGCTATGTTACCGTGTTCGGGCATTCTAAAAGACTGTGGAGGTTTTCAAATGCTTAAGCTGTTACCTATCCCGGTGAGCTTTACTTGTGCCGGCATTCTTTTCTTTTCCGCGCCGGGATTATTCCCGGCATATCTCGCCACCGCTTGTGTCTTATCTGTCGCAGCGGTTGCCTACTATTTAATGGAGGTTTAACAATGCAAGCTGCACAAGACAACGCCCAGCTCGGGCAGCAAGTTCTAAAGCTTGGCACTCACCGTAACAATCGGCGGATCTGGCTCGACAATTCGCCTATGCTTACCGCTGCGGGATTCTTTCCCGGTTTAAAGTATCGCGCCGATTTTGTCGGCGGCGATGCTGTGAACGGCGCTATCTTTTTGACTGTAGATCCAGAAGGAAAAACAAAAGTATCCAAAAAGACAAAAAGCGGCAAGTTATTACCAGTTATAGATATCAATTCCAAAAAGGTAGGCTTAACTTTTCCCGCCGCTGAAAATATTACCGTTACCTATTACAGCGGGCAGATAATGATAGGGGCGGCGCAATGAAAACGAATAAATTTGTTATCGAGCAGTTATGCCGCGACTACGCTTATCTGTCAGAACTAGAAGCGGAGCTTCGGACCCGCTCGACTCATTTATCGGAGGTTATCGGCGGCGAACCGGAACCAGCTTTAGAGCAATGCGCTAATCATCTGCGGGAGGTAGCCGATTTTATTGACAGTATTTTGAACGCCCGTCACGACTACAACGTGAAGATCTACATATAGGAGTTATTAAAATGCTTAAACTTGTGACAATCGAAAAAAGCTTTATTGACGATTTCAGAAATACCTGGCCTTGTCTTTGTGTTCCTGAAAATGTGACACATATAGAAGCGGCTTTTGAAGCAAAAACCGGGGATCTGGTTGATTATGATTTTTATAACGGCACAGAAATTTTTGTTTCCCGCGTCTGGTTAGAAAATAGCGAAGACGGTATCTCAGAATTGCTAGATTCAGCGCGGGATAACGCAAACTGCGGGGAATATCCAGACGGATTAATTGCAAAGCATTTCTGGATTGCAGAGTAGCTTTTTTTCGCCCACACTGTCCGATTAAATGTACACACCACGTCTAATTGACCGTTTTAGCCCACTGGCGACAGTGGGTTAGCGCGGGCAATTTCGCCCTATCGGAGGTTAAAAAATGATTATTCCCAACAAAGCTGATAAGACACTAAAAAAAGTCTGCGCGAAAACTTCAGACCGTAGAACCCAGATACACCATTGCGAGCTTGACGTTGCTAATGGTTATCTGTGGGCGACTAATGGTCACATTGCCGCCCGGTTAAAGGTTGTCACGGATGAGAGCGACACAAGCGGGCCGATATCACAAGAAAGTATTGGCGCAGCGGTAGCGGTTGCAAAAAATTCAAATGGAGCTACACCTAAACCGATAGCGCAAGTGATAGCAAACGGCAGTCTTGACATACCGCACGGCCCGAGTTTCCCACGGCCGGAGACAAAATTCCCTGACGCCGCCTCGATCCTGAATAACCTAAGTGACAGCACAGAAAAGCTCGCGGTAACTATAGATGTGCAGCTTTTGCACGATCTTGCCGCAGCTTTGTCGCATGACGGTAAACCTGGAAAAGTGAAATTAACCTTTTCGGATCATACCGGCATAAAGGTGACTAACCGCACAGAAAATATGGGCTTGCTAATGCCGTGTCGGGATTAGTCCGTTTTTGCCTATTCACGGGAGTAGGCAAGCGCGGGCTAATACCGGCCCCAATCGGAGGTTTAAAAATGAAAGATAAAACTTGCAGTGAACGTGTCGCAGATTCTTTATTTTCCCGCGCCACAGATATTCGCTTGATGCTAGATCCCAGCGAAGACGATATCGAACTTGCCGATAATGGCACATTAGATACCGTGCTATCTATCGGCAACCGATCAGAAACATATTCGCAAGACTACGTTTCTGCCTATCGTGATGAAGACACTGGCGAACTAGATACGGATTCTTTTAGATCAGACCATTTTGACGAGATCCGCGAAAAATTATACGATGATTTCTCCGAATATGGTTTGGCTTTTGATTATGTAGAACCGAACACGTTTGACGATCAGGAGCGCGGATATTTCCGTTATCAAATTTCCTGGGGCGGGCCTGCCGAAGAATTCCGCTTTTATACGGATGAAAACCTATCCCTAACCAATATCGAATATTGGTTTTTAGACTGGTTCGATGGTGCGCCGATCACAATCCACGAACACCACGAACACTATAAAACCGCAAAGCTTTTATGGGATCAGTTTGCACAAACCGGAACAATAGAACATTTGCTATCTGAGGCGGCATGATGTTAGTTACCAGAAAATCAATGATATCCGAACAAGTTAACACAATGGATCTGGACATAACACAACGACAGATTGACAACTACACGGGCGGCGCTTTGGTTCAAGATGCGTTCCCAAACCTAGATCCATCGGAACGTGAATTTTTCATTACCGGGATTACTCCCGCCGAATGGAAAATTACCATGTCGGAGGCAGAACTATGAGCCGCGAAAAAGAGTTAAAACGGATTCTGCAAAGAATCCTAGAATCCCCCAATAGCGTTCGTTCGCCAGTTTTCCGTGCGGTGATTATTCACCGGGAACTGGAGCGAGAAGCTCGGCGGGCATTGTCACGCCCGGAGCGCACGATACATTAAACGGAGCAAGTCAAATGGACAATTTATTCTATCTTTTGTTGATAATCACGCCTTTTCTGATGCTGCTTTTTGTCGGCGCATTGTTGGAAAAACTTTTAATCACCCTTTGGCCGGAGCTTGACGAATGAAAACACGCAAAAAGACACAAGCGGAAATAGATCACGATAAACGAGAAAACGAAAAATCAACGGAAAACTTTATAGCCCAAAGCCTAGACTTTATTGATACGTTTTTTGCTTGTGAAGGCGAAGTATGGTACTCAACCTCTATGAAAATACAACATACCGTTTTTCACTATCAGAACAATAAAGAGATCCTAGCAGCAGATAAAGTTGGGGATACCTGGGATATGGATAACGGTATTATAGGGAAATACAGGTATGAAAATATTTAACTCCAATCCTTAACCCACTAGGCCCGGATTTATCCGGGTCTTTTTTTTATATGCTGGAAAAAATCGCCTTGTTTTGCCAATCGTTCACGTTCCAGCCATGCCGGGTCTTGTGCGCCGAAAAATTCTCCATCAGAAACCGAACTCATCCCGCGTTTACTGCTGACAAGCGTATAACCGTATTCTCGCGCCAGATTCGGGTTTATGTCTAGGTCAAATATCTCACCCGTGATTGAATCCTCAAAAAATGGAGGCACAAAAAAGCCCGCGAGCTGCGGGCTATAGAATCAGTTTCATCTTAGTAATAATATAGCATACCTGTGACCCCAAGTATACTCACTTTAGGTACATACCGACCACAGAAAACTCCATTTCGAGATAAGTCAGGACCGGCAGCACAATATTTTCGTAACGATATTGCCATGTTTTTTTAAATTTCCCCCGAGCAATTCCTAATGACGCAGCCCTTGAACTTTCCGTGGGTCTTCTCACGCCTGAGCCAGAACAATGTTCGCACCTTTGAACACCTATCTGCCCTACCCCATTACACCGTGGGCATTTGTGCCGCCCGTGTGACTCGTCCAGCGCCAGATTAACCAAATCGACCAGACGATCATTATAAATCGGCCTACCTTTGTGCCAAAGCGGATCACCATCAAATCCCAATTCCGCACAGACCTCGCAAATCATAGGAATCAACCGCCTCCGGGCATCCTGGTCGTTCAAGATCAGGAAACGCCCGTACAAACTCGCCTCTTTCGGTAGTCTCGCAAGCGCAGCAGCGACATCCTCGGAAGTCAAATCAGGTTTTCCACCCGTTCTTACCCGTGAAACATCAGAACATTGCGGTAACAGGAGCTTTAGGATTTCCATGCCATTACTAATACCACTTTTTGTAACGTCCACAACTCGGAGCGGTTGCCGAAACCTCTTAAGGACGGTTTATTCAAACGACTGTCCATAAGGGTCTACAACTCAAAATACCGGCCCCTTGTATTCGTGTTTTTTACCTGTGTCGCGCTCATAAAAATCTCCAAAATCAAACCCTTTTACTGGAAAACCCAGCAGTAGAAATGAAACAATATTTCTACGGATTTGCGCCATTTCTGCGTCACTGAAACTAGGCGCAGTTGCGAATACCCACATTGTCAAAACTTGCTGAATCTCCTCCGCTTCTGGTGTGTCACTATCTAAAGCCCCCTTCCATCTTTCTTTTGGTATTCCAAGGTTTTTCACCCATCTTTTTGATTTAGCATTGCCCAAAGATGCTCCCTCAATCTCTTGCATAAAGAATTCTTCCCGAATTTTCGGATCTTTCAAACAGCAAAAGAATTTGCTACTTATAATTTGTATGCCCGCCAGAATTTCCACGCCTTGCGGGGTTTCTTGCCACCTTTTTTTACCCTGTCCAGCAAATTTCCTATTCATGGTTGCTCCTAACTACAGTCGGTTATCTTTACTTCCCAGAATCGGCCCTTTTTGAACCAACCCCAGACCTCTATCGACCATCCAGCTTTCCTAACAGCGTCTACCGTGTCGGAATCCTCTATTTTTCGCACCCTAGAGGCCATATTTGACCGACTTGTGCATTGAATGGCTTTTGTTTCCGTGTCTTTTATTGCGAGAACGTCTATCCACCCGTAAAGATCCCGGCGTATGTTGGCCCCTGGTATCCACCGCTCTACAATGTCCGGTGTCCACCCTTCTTCTCGCAGTTTTTTAATCGTTCGCGCTGTTGGACTCATAAACTGCTCTGGCAAATCCCATAGGGGTTTGACTTCTGAAATTAGATCTTTCCGGGCCGGGAGCGGCCTTGTGGATTCGGTCATCCGGTTCACCAAAGTCGCCCTGTTTTTTCGGCGGCATTACAAACCCTCCCCCGACCCATAAACAAGTCTTTTTTTTATAGTGATCCTCCGGTTCAAACAGAGAGTAATTACACGGATCAAAGGTGTAATCGGGTTTGCGCCAATAAGTTGAAATCGTTGACATGGGGTTTTCTATGAAGTACGGAGCTTTCGACCATTCGCAGAATTCAGCAGCGGAGGCGAACAGTTGAATAGCATTTGACAGTCGCCTAAGACCTTTCCCCCTCATCCACCGTGCGCCGGAAACTGCGAGATGATCGCAGGGAGGAAATGCAGCTACAAAAGCAATCTGGTCGCGGTCAAACGGAGGCATCCAGGGTGTAGATAGATCCCAATTTACCTTCAGCATAGAACCTTCGTTCAAATATGGAACTTTTGAAGTTTCCAGACGGTGCTGCAAGTCCAGAACAAAGCAGTCATAGCCGTTATCAGCCCACGGGCGTACAAAGTTACCTGTGAGATCAAATAAGCTAACTACGATCTTTTTCATCGTACTCAATCTCTACCCGTCCAAAAACTTTGGTCACTTCGGTCAATAACTGGGCAAAGTCGGGTTTTTCCCTCTTCAAATATGTCCAAAACGCCCTTTTTTGGGATGATGTGGCTTCTTTGCTTTTGAATTGCGGCACAGACTATTTCGATGTAGTAGAGGTATTTGATAATTGCATTCGGGGTCTTTCCTTCCAAAGTTAGTAAGACTTCAACCGCTTTTTCATACCTGGCGTGTTCCGGGTGATCTTTTAGAGGCGACCAATCAAACAAAGCGGCGACTCCCTATCGCTTTTCACGAATTGCATAGCGTCAGGAAGGAACCAGACCGGAAAAGTCGGTTCTGTTCCCCCGTGTCGGTTTTTCTGCACAGAAACCCAACCATCAGGCTCGCCATCCCTATCCCCATCTCCAACCGTCTGTGCCTCCTCCTTCCGCTTGTTTCTGGAAACGGCCACCAAACAATCACACAAGTCCACAAGATCACCGCTGCCTTTCACATCGAATTTTCCGATACGTTGGTTTTCGGATTCCCGTTTTCGGGAGTGAACGACCAGGAATATGCTTAAACCCGAACCTCGACATTCGTTAGCCA